ACATCAATTCTACTTGTGCCAGCAAATAATGGTCCTGGATCAATCATTCCAATATGTCGCTCTTTGCGGCTGACTTTGGGGCAGGAGAAATACTTTTGGTAGTCTGGGATTTCACCTAAGACATTGGCGGGGAAGCGGCCAGCATCGTTAGCAACTGGCACTTGTTCTGGTTTTAGAACAGTTGTCATTGAATCACTCATTTCAGTTGTGTCAGCATATACTCCTCGTTTTGATAGTTGGGGTGTTTCGCCAGGCCATGGCACTCTAGTAGCATCAATGTTTATGGCACCTGTGCCATACTTCAAGCAGTTCTCACGGATGCTGGTTTTAATAGGTTTGCGGGCCAAGGCGATTGGTTCGTGTGCTGGCTTTAAGGCTGTGCCCCAACCTGACCATTGCTGTGCTTCAGGATCTGTGACTTTAGGCTTGCCAACTTGTGTTTCTTTGGTGCTCCACTCCTGGCCAACTTTTTGTCGTGCTACATCCATTTGACCAAAGCCAGCATTCTTTGTAGTATCAACAAAGCCTTCATATTCTTTAACGCCAAGTTTTCTTTGTATCTGCTTGCCAATATCCTGACTCTTGGGAAAGCCACTTGAATAGATCCACATAATCTGATCGCGGATCTCAAAGCCTGCCGCTTCTAATGTGATGGCCAAGTGATGGTAAGTTCGTGCGGCTGAGAATGCCAAGATATGACCACCTGGTTTCAATACGCGAAGGCATTCTTGGTATGTCTCAACGGCTCCTGTATTAGCATCCCAGCTCTTGCCTAAGAAGTCAATGCCATAAGGTGGGTCAGTGATAATGGCATCTATGCTGTTGTCAGCCAGGGTTTTTAAGGTGAGTCTATTGTCACCTGTTAAGATAGTGTAGTTCATTTTGTTTCCTTTGTAGCAACTATACTAGTAGTTATCCTATGGCAGAATGTCAGTCTTGTTCGTCTAATAGATCTGGGTCAAAGTCAAGTTCAAAGCCTTCTCCACCTAGGATTTGGCTATAAGCATCATCTACGCAGTTCTTGAGAACTTGTATGGCTTGATACCCACCTTTGGATTTTGGATGAGCAATGGCATCATTTAGATACATTTGTATTATCAGATGTGCTTTGGCAGTTGCTTCTTTGTAATAACTCATTTCTGATTCCTCTTTGAATTACTTATTGAGATTTGTTGTCTGCTACGCACACAACACATACATTCGCTTCGCTGTCGCTTCGCTTCTGTATGAGTCTTTTGTAAAAGTAATTTGTCTTCTAGGCGTAGCCTCTCGCAGAGAGCGTAGCAGAAGTCAAATTCGTCTAGTGCGTTAGCACTGGACGACTTAATCAACAAACACAATCAACAATATTCATTCAAGCAGTTCATAGGATAGCAACACAATTTTTTCTTGGGAGAAATTGTGTTAGCAGATGTCCAATCTGGATTAGTTGTTCCTTAGAACCCACCATGTTTATCTAAATTATACCCTTGGCCTAATCAGCCTAGCATATAACTTCTCTTGTTCCTTGCGTCTTTGATCACGGACTTTTAATCCAACCCTCATTTGTAGGTAACCGCATTAGCCTAGGCTGCTTACGCCATTGGCTAGGGAAAAGTTATAGCATACGGGTGGGTGCTGTTTTCACCCCACGGTTTGCTTTTTTATATTTGAGCCAGCGTTTGTCGCGTTTGATTCTTTTGTTGAGTGTATGGTTGTCTTTGAGTGAGAGTTTGTCTCTATTGGGAGTAGTTGCTAGTTTTAAGCCTGAGTTGATACAGACTACAATTTCTTCATTGGTGAGCCATTTAATCCAGTGTTTGTGGGGTTTACAATATAAGCCTATGTGCGGACCTTGTTTTTGTAATTCACAAGGACAGCGATCGTGTAAATTTGGTTTGAATAATGTATTAGCCATAATAGTTTAATCAGTAGTATATATGCGTTAAAACTGTGCGTGTTTATCCTTAACCAAAGATGTCGCTTAAACGATCTTCAATTTCACTACGGCGTGCAACCAATTCAGGAGCACTATCTGCGTCAATAACATTGCCACGCAGTTTGCCTTTAGGGAAGCGGATCAGCACATCACGATAAGGACGACTTAGGATTTCTTCCCATAACTTACAGTTCTTGAAACCTTCTACAATGTAGGTCCTATATTCTTGCTGGTCTAGGACACCTTTGAAGATGATGTGTATAGTAGGGATGCCCAGGGTCTTGCTGACCTTGCTGTCTGCGGTCCATTGTTTAACAATGGTAAATTCTTGGTTTAAATGTAATTTCATACTAGCCTTTATGTTTAACAACTGATCTTGTTGTTGTTATTAGTATATAGCATCTTTGTGCAAAAGTCAATCGTTATGGCAGAATTATTGCAGTTTTGAATACACACGCACTTTTCGTTACGATAACTATATTATACACTACCTGCAATGGGCAAGTGTTAGGACTACAACACAATGTGTTTTTTATAGCCATTTGAAACGCCTCTTGGTAGTCTGGTAATTGAAGTCTGGACTGTCTGATCAACAGTTTACCGTGGGTTTTAGTAAGGCATTTCCCACAAAAGGACTCTTTTATTTTTCGCTTATGGTCCTACCTGTTGTCATCATAACTACTGTAAAGTCAGTAGTCTCAAACTTCTGATTCAACTTTTCAGCGAGGTTAAAAGCATGGCCAGGCGTAGGAAAACTAGTCTTAGCATATTTAGGACCAGGGTAATCAATTTCAATGTTGGCCTGCGTTTTAATCTTGATAGGACGCCCTTTATAACACACCGCGAAAACAGCATCCGCTTCACATACCTGATAGGCACTCATGTCTGGGCCTATACTTTCAAGAAGCACACGGGGCTTAGGTCTTGACATGTGGATTTCCTGCTTGTAATCTAATGCCTGCTCGTTTGGCAATACCTTGAACTGTTGCTTGCGACACACCATGCTTCTCACCAATTTCACGACAGTTCAAATACTTGTGGTTTAGGTCTGCTATTACTTCAGCTAAGTTGTATTTCTTTTTGTAGTGCGTTTTACAATCACCAAATAAGGGAGCACCTGGTGAGTTGGGTGGGCGTATCTTATTACCAGTTTCATCTCTAGGGGGAGGTTCCCAATGGTAAGTCATGGTTTGAACATGACCTTTCAACCAGGCTATAGCACCTGATGCTCGTGCCAGTTCAATCCAGCGTAAGGGATCCAGTGTGCTGACTATAAGCATACGCCATTCAGGATCACGGTAACTTAATGCCCAAGGCTCATTCAACAAGTGTTCAAATGGCACATCAAGTGGCATGACCACTGCGGCTCTAATGTGTTCTGTTGTTACTGTTTCACTTATAAACTTATACTCTGTGGCACCCACTGCTAATCGTAATACACTTTGTGGTGTTGGATATGGGATAGTGTAAGTTCTGCCAGGACCGCGGTAATGTGGATACCACTTGTTTGCTACTAACGAATCTGTCATGTTAAACCGCTACATCAAAAATAACGCTGATTCTATCTTCTGTGGTGTTGTTCCAACTACAATGAACCTGTTTGTTGTTAAACCAAAATAGTGTGCCTGGCTCAATAGTTCTGCGTGTGTCTTCCACTGTGTAAATGTAGGTGCCTGTAATAGCAATATGATAGCGATGTCTTTGTTTATAATACTCACCATCATCCATGTGCGGGAACACAAACTTACCTGGCAACAGTTTGACAATGGCTATCCTTGCCACCAGTTCAGGTGGAAAGTATTTGTAAATTAGTTTGAGTGTTTCTGGATAGCGTTTGAATACTTCAGTGGGCTTGTATTGGTGGTTGTCTCTATGATCCGCAATAGGAACAGGACTCCATGATTTTACAAGATTGATTGTTTCAGTGCCACCTTGTTCATACAGCAAGGTTTGACGCTTGGTGTCAAGTAGCCAGTTTTCTGGCTGTGCTTGTATTTCTTCTGCGGCCTTGGCCACATTGAAGTTTTTGGTAATAATTCGTATGCTCATGCATATAGTTATTACTTTAAATGAACCACGATGTAGCCAAGCAATCCAAGTAGGCCAACTATGATACTGCCAGCAACAGTGACCATGGTCTTAAACTTTTCATCTTTGGCATGTGTTAACATACTTTTGATTTCATTGAACTGAGTATCGTTGGTTGTTTTTAATTCTTTTAAATCAGCACTGATAGCGTCTACACGATCTTCAATATTGTCCATACGATTTTCCAATGCTTTGTAGCGTTCAGCACACACTTGTTCATGTGTGCTGAGCCTTGCTTCTGTTGAGTCTATTGTTGACATGTTATGCTCCAACTGGTGTCACTGTTAATGCTGTTGATGGAATACCAGGAACAACACCTGCGGCAGCCACATATTCTAAGATAACTGAAGTATCTGTTGCAGCCCATGCAAGTTCATAGTAGTCGCCTGCTGCCGCTGTGACCAAATAATTCCATGACGCCATAATACGATCACCGTTGCCAGCAATACGAGTATCACCTGCTGTGTTAGCAACTGTGGTGCCGTTCTTCTTAATCCAGATAAAGGAATTGTGTGCGCCGCCTGCTGATTGGCTTAACTGTGCTGAAAACTGCAGGTTGTAAATGCCTGCGTTGGCAAAAGTAATACGAGTTAGTGCTGTGCCATTGCTTACAATAGTCACGCCGTTGTTGGCATTTGTGGTGCCAAATATCATCAAGTTTTCTGCGTTGGCCACAGGATTGGCTTGTGTCACAAGGCTGGAAAAATCACCGTATTGACGACTGTAAGTGACTTTATTGCCAGGTAAACTTGCACCTGCGGCTGTTTGTAATGTGACAGCATCACTTTTAATTGTGGTTGCTAACTGTGTAAATTCAGCAGTTATAGCACTTGTGCCACCACCTGCAGGTGTTGCCAGGATCTTTGTTGAGGCTCTACTACCAATGTAGATACGATCAGTGTCTGCTGTAAACGAGTCATCACTTACACTCAAACCAATTTCGTTATCGCCACTTGATTTGTAAGTGCCATCAATACGAGCAAAGTTACTACTTGTTACTGTGCCAGCAACACCTAAACGGAAGTCAGTGCTTTCATTATCTGCTGGGCCTGCCGCGGCTGTTTGTTGAGTCAGTAATAAACCAGTGCCTGGAGTGCTTCTGCTAATTGTAGTTCTACCACTATTGGTAATTTGTGCTGAGCCTGACGCAAAAGTTGCGTAGGCTGTTCCACTGGCTGCCAAGGTAGTTGATGTTGGAGCAAATGTAGCCACTGTGCTGACAGTTGAAGCACCTGGTGTTCCACTTGCTGTTCCTGCGCTAATTGTGGTTTGACTAATCTTACTTTGTAATGTTGCCAGTCCACTAAATGTAGCACCTGTTTGATCACCATTGGCCAAATATAATGTCCAGGCATTATCACCACCTGTTCTATAGACTGCTGACATATCAGCAATGGTATAGTTTGTAGCATTTGAACCATTAACACGATAACGGAAACCTGTGCCATCTTGGTCATTTGGTGCGGCCTGATCACTACGGCTCAACTGAATGTTGAAACTTGGGCGGCTTTCTAACACACCAGGAGTGCCTACAGTGGTTCTTGTAATTGTGCTTAAACTTGTGCCACGAATATCTGTGCCAGTTGATACGGCAGTAATATAAGTGCTTGTGCCTGCTGTGTTTTTAACTGTAAATGTGTCTTGGTTGATACTACCAGTAGTAGCACCAAGTGTCATGTAGTTGGTTGCTGTCAGTGTGCTACCAGTAATAACTTCGTTGGCAAAAGTATATGCGTTAGATTTAAATGTGGCCGCACTAGCTGTTAGATCCATAAAGTTGAATCTGTTGGCAGGAGTTATGTTAGTGCTGTTGGCAAAGCCACGAATTCTAAAGCCCATACCAGCGGCTGTTACAGTATTAGCCGCCGCAATAGTTCCACCACTGGTAAAGCCTGTTGTAGCATTGGCATAACTGATACTTGAAGTTGTTGCGGCAGTAATTGTATAAGTGCCGTTGTAGCCACTTGGTGTCATGCCAGCAATGGTCACACTTTGACCCACAGCGTATGGTGCTGTGTTTTGTGTTGTAAATAAGAGTGTTGCTACTGAACCTGTTCCTGACGCACCTGTCACTGCTGTTGTAAAAGTAGTTGAGTTGGTAAATGCTTGACGAGCATAACCTTGTGCTTGTATTGGTTGAACAGCAACAAAGCCACCACCAGCATTGGCAGTAGCAATTTGTGAAACATAGTTGTTTGAAGTGCCTGCTGTATAACCATCAAAGTTTAATGCGCCTAATACTTGGTTAGCACTTGAACCTGCTGGTGCTGAACTACTACCTGTGGCACTTGACAATACTAATGAAGCGGCATTGTTAACACCAGCACCTGTATCACCAGAATGATATCTGGCTGCAAAACTGGCTCCATATCCATTGGCACCACCAGCACTTGAAACAGCAACTACACCGTTATTGCCTGAGGCTGTGCTTAATGCACTGGTTGGTGGGACATAAGTTGTATTTTGTGTAACTAAAACTTGGCTACCGTTCACAGTCAAGTTGCCACTTGTGACTACTCGTTCAGCACCATCAGTTGAATCAATTTTTAAGATGCCTGCTTTGCCAGTAGCACCAATGCTTAATGCACTGGCGTTGTTGTCAACCACAGTCCATGTTTGTGCTACTGTGCTTGATATGTTAGGATCAGCAAGTTGTATGATACCACTGGCGCTGTCTAAGATTAGGTCACCAGTTGTTGTGCCAATTGTGTTATCAGTAGCAACACCCACTGTGATATTACCTAATGTGGCGCCTGATGCACTAAAGTTGCCAGAAGCATCACGAGCAACAATAGTGCTTACTGTGTTGGCATCTGTAGCATCACTACCTAATGTGACTTCTGTGGCACTGGTGTATGTGGCTGTGATGTGGCCAGCATTTGTTAGTTTAACTGTGTCAGTGCTTGAGTCTGAACCAGTTAAGTTTAAGTTAGCACCACCTGTTGCGCTTGTTGCCGCAAAGTCATAAGTTGTATTTGGACCAACTGGAGCATCAATTGTAATTTCATTTGGAGAAGTTTCACTAACAGTCACATTAGTGCCACCCAGGAACTTTGTTGATCCAACAATAGTAACAGTTGCACCAACAATTTCTTGTAAGTCTAATTCAACACCGCCTGTAACAGGCACAACATTTGTATCGTATGTTGGAACATTTGGAATTAGTCCATCAACATAACTCTTGGTTGTCAAGTCAGAGCCAACAGTAGGACCTGCTGGATTGATTGTAGCGTATTGTGTAGCACCATCTCTAATGCTAATGCTATCTCCACTGGCATTTAACACGCCAGCAATGTATTCACCACTGACAATACGGAATGGTTCTGTTGTGCTACCTGTTGCTTGAACAGATAAGAACTTGTTGTTTGACGCATCATTCGTATTAGCAACACTCATTGATGCTGCCGCACTTGTAGTAGCGTTTGGTGCTCTGACACGCCAGCCTGAAGTATTACCAGTTGTGCTTATAACACTAGGACGATTCAAGCGGTTGTTGTTTTCGCTATAACTGAATGCTGTATCTTGTGCCAAACTAACACTATTACCACCAATAGTTAAGTCATTGTCAAGAGCCAGGCTACCTGTGCTATCCAGGATCATCTTAGAAGTATATGCCGCACCATTCTCCATCAAACCAAAATACATTGAGAAGTCTTCACTGCCTGCTGTAATGTCAGTTAAGTTTACGCCAATATAACCTGCTCGTTCAATATTGCCTGGTTGTGCTTCAACTTGCCATTCTAATGTATTACCAAAGCCCACAGCAGGTGTAAGAGAAGTTTCTGCACTTAATGCCAATGATCTAACAGCAGTAGTAACAGCACTATTTCTTGTTATCAAAGTTGGACCATCGCTACCACTGGTGATGTTGACACCATTATTACCAGTAGGAAGTAAGTTAAGATCACCACTTGTAGTAGCAATGGTATTTCCATCCACAACACCAATGGTGATGTTGTTAAAGTCGCCACTGTCTGCTACCAAGTTGTTGCGGATTGTGGTAGTGCCAGTTGTTGCACCCATTGTAAGTGTAGTAGCACCTTGGAAAGCATTTACTGTAGTTGGACTATTCAACAAGAAGAAACTTGAACTGTTTGTGCTTAAAATACTTGTTGTGTTAGTATCAATCTCACCTGTGGCACTTTGTAATACAAGTTGGCCACTTGTGGTGTTAATAGTGTTGTCAGTTGTAACACCAATGGTGATGTTGCCAAAGTCAGCACCGCCACCGTTAATTGTGCCATTTACTACCAAGTTGTTGTTGATTGTTGTAGTGCCTGTGCTGGCACCAATGTTAACACTTGTAGCGGCATTACCCAAGTTAATGGTTGTTGCGTTAGTGGGGAAGATATTGCCAGTGGCTGCTGTAGTAAGAATGTTGCCTGACAAGACATACAAGTCTCCGCGAACAACTACATTGCCTGAACTATCTGGAATGGGCGTGCCAGCCTCACCATACAAACTGGTTGAGTTGCCTGAATTTGTGTTTTGTGTGGTTACTGAGCCGTATAAACTTGAAGAACTTGTCATGTGCGATCCTTATTTGATTGAGTATTGGCGATACTGTCTTGGTTGCCATACACTGGTTAGTCGTGTGTGTCCACCTGACCATTTGCCTAAACTGTTTTGATCTGATACCACATTCCAAGCATCTTGGAACTTGGCCTGATATACTGCGGCATCTGTTTCATTGTGTCGTTTGATGTAGTATTCGCGTAGTGTAGCATACACATAACCCTCAGGCCATGTTTGTAAGACTGCGTTGTTTTGAACAATCAATCCTGTTTGTGTAACGCCAGTAACTGTGCCTGCTGTAGGTGTAGTTCCACCTGTTGCTGTAAAAGAGATGCTGGTTGCGCTTAAGATACTGGCCACTGTATAAACACCACCTGTGCCTAATGAGCCTGTGCCTGCTGTTGCGTAAATTTCATCACCAACTTCCAAATCACCAACACCAGTCATGCCTGTGATTCTAGCAGTCCAAGGACCAGTTCCTGAGATAGTGCCAACTGTGCCAGTAGCACTAATAACTTCATCTGTAACAGGAGCAAACAACAAGGGCCATGCTTTGTAGTAATACAAGTTGATTAAGTCGCCTTCAGCAACATATGGTAAGAACTGATACTTGTTATACACTTCACTGAACTTACCACGGATAACTGCTGGCACATTCACTGGTTGTAGATATAACTGAGCAATCATACCTTGTGTGATAATATCTCTATCACCAATACGGTCATACACAATCCAAGGACCTGACTGACTTGATTGCTGACCTGTGGTAGTAAACAACAATGTGCCACTTACTGTGCCTGTGTTAGGCAAACTCAGTGTAACAACACTACCAGATCCACCACCACCTGTGATGTTTTGAATAGTAGCACCTGACGCAATGCCAGTGCCTGTGACCAACATGTTGTTGTTGATAGCACGACCTGGAGTGCTGGTTAGTGTGATTGTTGTTTGACCTGAGGTGCCTGTTGCTGTGGCACTGGTGTTGATTTGTGAGCCTTGTTTGAAGAACAAGATTGGCTTGTTCATATCACCTGGAATAGGAATACGACCCATTGAGTCAGCAACGCCAATATTCTCTGGTGCGTATGGATCACAGCGTAAGGCTGGTAGTTCAATGTTTCTCATTGACATTTCTGCCATAAAGATACATTGTTTTATTTCAGCATCATTAGTGCTACCTGTAAAGTCTTTGATGAATGTTACTAATGCATCACCAGTTGGAATGTTAAACATATTTTAGCGTCCTTGAAAGTATTTCTTTTCACCTGATTTAGTTGGGTATGGAACCGCAACTGGGATAGGCAACTTACCACCTGGGTAGCACACATATTCTGGATACTCTGTTTCCACTACTCTGTAGAATTGTGCTTTGAGTGTTCTGTCATGTTTTAGTGTATGCCAAGGCATGCCACCAAAGTATTCATCGCTGATGCGAACGCCAATAACTGTGGGCAGATCCATCCACTTGTGGCTTAACTTACCATCATCACCAATGGGTGCTAGTGGATCAGGAATACCAAGTTCAGCCGCGTGTCTGTGATTCTTGACTGCTTTTTTAATTGCTTCAATATTTGTTTGTTCACGACGAATATAGAACTTGCCATCTTCGCGTCCAGTGGTTATAATGATATTACCACTTTTGTTATTTGAAGTGCGTTGCCAATCACCTTTCATGCTACGATAAAGGTCATCGTTTTGTAGCAGTTTATCTGCCATACCATTATGGTTTGTAATCATACCGCCATGGTCGTTGCGGTAGTAGTCCCAGTTCTTTTCTGGGTCATTGTTATCTAAGTATTCTGGGTTATCGCTCATAGTGTTATTTAGTGTCGTAGGAAAGGGCTCCTAAGAGCCCTTTCTGTGTTAAACTTAACCTGTTTAAAGATTAAGGAGTAACATCGCCAGCGCCAATGTTTGTGCGCTGAACCAATGCGGCTGCACGAGCGGCTGGTAAACTTGCTTGTGCGTCTGTGCCTGCTTTGATGTTGTTTAGAACACCAACACCTGCTGGGTTACGAACAATCAATGTTCCTTCCATGATGAACTGGTCTAAACTAGCGTCAGCGTTTGAGAACACTTCGTTGTTAGGACCTAGGTCACGCAAACTACCCCACTGCAATACTTCGTCATTCAAGAAGTAAATTGCGTTGGCGTTAACTTGATCCATGATCCAAGAATCAAAGATTTCGTATGTGTAGTTGAAGTCGCCTTCGTAAGTTTGGATTGTGTCACCACGAGCACTATCAACACGGTTAATACCTCTTGACTGAGGAATGTTATCGCTGATACTTGTGCGGATGCTTGTTGGAGCAACTACTGTGCGAATCTTCGCATTATAGCGTTGTTCAGCAACAGTAACCAACTGCTTGTATAACGCTGGGCTAAAATACTGGTTAGTAAATGTGCCAGAGTAGTAAGCACTACCGTCAGCATAAACACGCAAAGCGTTTGATGCTTGAACTGGAGTATCTGTTGATTCGTTGTTGATGAATGTGTCCAAACCACTTGTAGAACCACTAGTTGTATTGAAAGATTGAGTGCCTGCAAAAGAACTCAATGAACCCATACGACGACCAGTTTGACCACTTGGTAAGCCAGAGGCTGTGCCTGTTTGGCCAGCATACTTTGTTCCAATTTGGTCGTTACGAACTAATTGTAGTTCCACATCAAACATCAATTCAATCAATTGCTTGACTTCCTGATATGCTTGTGGATCACCACCAGATTGCATTACAGCACGGGCTGTGCCTGTTGCGGCAATAACTGTGCTGAAAATCTGTGTGTAGTTACCTAAGTTGTAACGCTGGTTGGCTTCAGCATTTGCTGAGTTTACAACTGCGCCTTCTAATTGGGCTTGAACTGCTGGAGCACGATAAATGTCGTCTGTCCATAGAGGTAAAGTAGAGTTTACTTTACGCTTCTTGCTCATACACATGTTTAGAACGGGAGTGTCATCTTTGACACGGTTTGAGACATCTAAGTCTAAGTCTTTAACAACAATGTCAGCACCGTATGCTGTAGTTCCGTTACCAATGTTTGTTGTTGAAATTGCGCCTGTTAATGCGGCCATGATTTTATTCCTTTATGAATTATCTACCACCTCTTGACTGTCGCAATCTTTGCAACTGAGCCATTAAGAGATTGTCGCCAGCTTTTTTATCGCCAGCCTTGGCTTGTTCACGAAGTTTACTAATATCACCATCATTGCCACTACGCTGAGTGCTTGCACCTTTGCGTCCTGTTAATGCTGCCATACTTGCCCCTGCTGATTTCGTGCTTGGCTTGTCCCTGTAGCGTAATCCATCACGGACTAGGCTTAACAAGTTCTCATCACTAGAGATCAAGTCAATGTTAGGGATGCCTGGAAGTATCTCGTTCTTAGCGGAGGGCCACATCTTGGTCAACTTGTCGCGAATCTCATTAAAGACAAATTCATTTTTCAAATCCTTGTCTGTAAATGCCTTACGACCTTGATCCAAGTATTGTTGCACTTGCTGAGTTCTCACTTGTCTAAACTCATCAATGGCAGGTTTCAAGCTGCCAATTTGCTTTTGTTGTTGACGAATGTATTGCTCATTCTGTGCCATACTGGCCTGGATCCTTGCAACTTGTGCTGGATCCCGCGTTTGCGCCAATTGTTGTTGAAAAGTGGTTTGATAAGATTGCGTTTTAAGTATCTCATCATAGGCCTTCTGCAACTTTGGCTGAACGGTAAATTCCATGGCTAATGCCAAGCCTTCCTGTCTTGAACGAACATCAGTGAGGTATTCCTCAAACTCTGCTCGCTCAACTTTCAGTTGGCGTGCTTCTTCGTGTATTGCGCTTCCTTGGCCCAATATTGCCGCGGCCTTCTTCGCATCAATTACAATCTCTTTTCCATTTTTCATGAACTTGAATTTGGCTTTTGGATTTGAGTCCGCAAATTCTAAGAAATCAATTAATTCATCTGCTGAAGAATCATTACTATCAGTGCTTACCTCTTCAGGGGCCTCTGCTTCTTGATTGTCGCTGGCGTTATCGTCTCCATAAGAGTCGTCAACTTCAACACCTTCTGGTGTCACGGGGTTTGATGTTTCTGCCGTCTCATCTTGACCCGTTGCAGTCTGTTCAGTAGGTCTAATCTGGTTACGCATTGTGGTTTCACGCATTGCGGTCATTTTAGCGGCTATTGAATCTAAACTAGGAACTGCGCTTTGTTCAGTGCCCGTGCTCTGCGGAGCATTAGGGGTGATCGTTGTTTCCATATTTTTCCTTTAGTTGAGGGTCAGTATTACTGATTACCTCTGCTTTTATTTAGTATCGTTTTGGTCTGAGTTCTCAGATCTAATCAATACATTTTTTTTGTAAACAGCACTTTTTAGTGTGTTCACGAAACTGTCAATACCACTTAACTGATTGGCAAGTGCTATGCGTTCAGCATTTGCTTCTTCAGTATGTGTTCTAATATTTGCCATTGCATCATTTACTTCAAACTTGAAGTGATGAACAAACATGGCCAGGTCGCGATTTGTTAGTAGTGCTTCTGCTAACGAGCCATAACTTTTTACAGCATCACGCTGACTTGGTGTTAACTTTTTAGGGTTACTTGTATCAATGGTGAGACGCTTGTTATAAGCGTCCACCGCTTCTTCACTTATCATTGCTATACCTTTCTTGTGTTTAACTATAAACTTTTGGATCGCCTGCTGCCATACTCAGAAAGTCTAATTGACTCTCTGCGTCCTGACCTGCTACTTCCATTTCAATCTGCTTGGCCTTGATGTCATTCAAGTTGGCAGTTGATAGTTTAACCTTGTCTTCTGGACTTGGTTCTCTGTTCTTACCTGCTTCTTCTGCTTGACCAATCATTGCGGCGATTTCTTCATCGCTTGGCAAGTATGTGTCGCAGTCTTTTACACCCAACACATACAATGTGTCTGCGAATGGACGCTTGATCTTTTTATACATTTCAGGTGTCAGTGTGCCTTGACCAACCATGGCTTGAACTGTTTGATACAACTCACCTTGGCACTTCTGAATAATCTGTAAGCGGTTTAGGGCGTTTTCTTCACTCAACATACCAAGTGCTAGTTCCAAATGAACTTGCTTGCGTTCAATAAAGTTCATTTCATCCCAGGCTGTGTAGTCCATGAACTCTGGCTTCTTGTCTGGGTGGCAACCTGCGGCCAGTTTCTTAACACCATAGTCATCACCATACTGGATTAATGTGCGCCAAATTAGGTATAAGGCTTCTTTCAGACCTTCAGCCGCATTGCGAACAGTATTGTCTTGAATGATTTGGTTAGGACCCATTGCCATCTGTAGTTTGATGCCTGAGTTGCCTGCAGCCATAACTTCTGGATTGAATGTGTCTTGTGGTTGTGTCATACCAACCATTTTCATAACATCATTGTTGATACGATTCATAGCAGTTTCTAAGAATGCTAAGTTGCCACCTGGAGGAGGCATTTGGTAAATGTCTTTGGCTGGGTCAAATTTTGAGTCTAAGATAAAGATTGCTGATTCGCCATCCTGCATCATTTCAAAGTCAACGCGATCTGGCTTGACACCAATGCGTGGTGTTGCTGTTAGCAAGCCTAGTTGAATCTCAGCACGAGCCGCTGATGTGTTGTATTCCTGCATTGGGATAACACTTTCAGCAATACTCATACCATAGAAGTTGCCTGGTAGAGGACGAGGGCACATGTTGGCAACAGGAATGAATTCTACTTCACGGGCACTGATAATGTAGCTACCAGAGTAAATCATTTCAATTAGTTCTAGTTCACCATCACCATCAATGTCATAACGATTCCAAATAGTTACGATACTGACTTGGCGACTGTCTGGATCTGCTGATGCCGCACTGGACACAGGAATACCCATAACTGGCACAGAGTCACGAGCATGGATAGCCAAGTTGTTTAATACAGAGCCTGCTTGATAAGCACCTGACTGATTGTATTCTGCGTGTTCACGGAACTCCTCTAACTTGATGTCAGGATATAGTTCACATGCTTCTTGAATTGTCATTGGATCGTAGTAGCCACAGAAAGGTTGGTTCTTCATTTCTGGAACTGTTGGATCACATACCCAGTAGTGCTGTGCAATTGGGTGGAATTGAATGTTGATGTTATAGCCAGTTAGTTTATACTTGGCTGTATAACTTGTGTTGCGACGAATAGCATCTTGTAGGATTTGTTCCTGGCTATCACGCTCACCCATTTGTATTTCTTGTTCTTCTGACTGAATGCTTTCAGTATCTAGTTCTTCTGGACTTTGACGCATTTGTTCTACCATGCGATCCATTAGGCCATCACCAAATGCGGCCTTTTGTTCTCCAAATAGCTGTTGCACTTCAGCCATTACTTTTTCCATATCAACATTGATCTGACGCTTGCTTTGACGAGTTGCTGTGAGTCCTGACTCAGCAGCCTGTTGTTCAAATGCTTTTAATTGATCATTAGTGCCTGATGTTTCTACATAACGAGTTGTTTGTTCACGAATGGGTTTGATCATCATCATGCCGTTTTTGTGCATGTTAGCATCCATAACCCAACGCTCTAAGATAAAGTGTGGGTCATTCATTTGATTTACAACTTTGGACACCATTTCACTTGCTTGTCTTGCGGCATCTTCATCTGACTCATCTTCTGCTACAAACTCAAAGTTGATTTCGCCATTGGGCATAAGTCCTTTGGCAATAACTGCTGTGGCATAATCCACTGTGGGCTTTACAGTTGGGTGAATATAGTCAATGCCGTTTACAGGTGCTGTAGAGTCTGTAACTGCCAAGCACAAGTAATGATAATCGCAAGCGCGATTAACTGCGTTCTTTGTGCCAAGATAACGCAGGTAGGATGCCATTTTGACATCCATTTGATTCTTCATGCGAACAAAATTAGAATTAGTTTTTCTATTCTGATTTATGGCCTGCACGGGGATATTTTTAATATCAAGCATTGTAATAGGTTCCCTTTACTGATATGTTATTTAGCGTCAATGGAACTCACCAGGGAGAATGATCTTGGGTGTTGAGGCTTCTTCATTTCTGCGTTCAACATATTCTTTGGCTTTTTGTAAATCACAAGCATGGCAGTAGTAAGGGCCGTCATCATCATCTAATTCATAGATTGTGTGTGGCACAGCCGCTGTAAGCATTGTTTCTTCAAATATCTTTGCGTGTTTTTCACACAAAATAGCAGGCGATCGTTCGCCAATTGCTGTTAGGTATCGTCCTGTCTTTTCCATATTATCCTTCTGGGTTATAACTTTTCTTCCAAGCAGGCAATCCTGTTTCATCTCTTGGTTTAATATACTTGTCTCTTGCCGCAGCCATTCGTTGTTGCGGGCTTCTATTGTCCCAGGGTTCAGCAATGCCTTGTAAGCAAGCAAGTAGCGCATAACGAGCAGAGTCAATGGTGTCATCTGGATCACTAAAGCGGCCCTTCTCATCCACATAGTAGTTGCGAGCATTGCTTAGGAACTGGGTGCAGTTTTCATTTACCATTAGGCTACCAACTTCAAGCATTTGACGCATTTGGTTAATACCATAACTCTTATGATTAGTTACTCGTCCTTCTTGATCTGGCGGATTCATAATTGCTTTGTGATACACATTCAATTCATAACTTTCAAACATCTCACGGATGCTATTACTACTCATAGTGTATCTGCCAGGAGTGCTTGCGTCAGCAGGTAGCACAATAGGAGTGCCAAACACTTCAGGACGAAGGAGATGATTGATATACTGGCTGGGGACTGCTTCTTCAATACCCTGCACACAGATTTGTTTATGTAGGTAAGCAACTCGTTCATAAGGTTCCCAATACATTAAGGTAATAACAGTTTGGTCATTTACTAGACCCAAGTCAAGAGCAATAACTCTTTGTATGTTTGGTATGCGGCTGAAATCAATCTGCCCTGTGGTGTATGTGGGCCATTCACGGATTTGAAACACAGCACCTTTACCCATAACTGGCTTACCAGCAATACGAGCCTCACGCTCATGTGGCAAGTAATCACGCTCTAACTGACGGCGAGTCTCCTTCAGTAGAAATGCCTGTCCCCAAGGATCATACTCAGGAACATCATCCCAACTCACACGAATGAATTCATATCCTTCTTCTTTGTTCCAGAACTTTGATACTAGACCGTTCAAACCTTTTAAGGGTGTGAATGAGCACAGGACTTTACCTTGTGTGGTAGCGGTTCGCGTAACAATTTCTGAGAAGAAGTCATCTGGTGGCTGTTCGTCAAACACAGCAAGGTTTAATTTGAAACCCTGTAACTGACGAACTTCCTGCGTATAGTTGGCAAACAGCAGGTAACTGTTGCCGCCTTTTGCGTGTTTGATTTCAACACCAATACAGTTGGCACCATCATTACGCATGGTGTCTGTTATAATGCAATCGCGAGGAATAGCACCCGTGCCCAAGTTCTCTGTAATCTTGACATCTTGAGTGCCCAGCAGTTCATTCTGTAATACAAGCGCAACCTGACTCCAACCTTCACCTGCTACCATACAAGTGATTGGTTTGTCAAAGCGATAGCCTTCCCACCAGTCTGGATATAAGCCAGTTAAGTGGTAAGCAGTTTCATAACAGGTGCTTACAGTTTTACCAATACGGTTCGCGGCTAGAATGCCACGGCGTTCACTAAGACCAGTCTTAAAGAATTCTAGTTGATGAGCAAAGGGCCTGAAGTATTTGATTTGATTATACTTCATGTCATCCGCAATTTCAATAACTAGATCCTGTAACTTTAATCGCGTATCAGTTGTCATGATAGCGTAAGTGGCAGGATCTACTTTACTGGTGTCTAAGGTATGACGCAAGGCACGAGCCATTAAGGTTTCTGTGCCTAGCATGTTACTCCTTGGGTTGTGCGTCTAAGTATTCAGTGATGATGTCACGCAAGAAAGCAAGATCATGCTTGTCAAAGTCATAATCAATTTCACATTCACCCATGCCATCTTCGTTGAGACGGAATGTCAAATGACACAATTCTTTGCTAATCCATTTGCCTGTGACATCAAAGCCACTATCTTCATTACTTGCTATGTTCGTCATTTGCGATCTCCATTGGATAGATTTGACTAATAACACTCAGGTGCCATAGTGCTTCACTTAGTTTGGCAATCTCATCTGCTGTGCTGGTCCATGTTTCTGGATCTGCTAGGTCAGTGGGCTTGCGTGTTAGTATTGCTTGTAAGCGTTCAGCAGTGAGTCTCATACAATGTTCAACTTGCCCTGGGAAGCGTGTCTTAAACCCTTCCCTGTGTGCGGCATTGACTTTTTGCATGATAAGCGTATCACGAGTAATACGCTCTTGCTGTGCTTGATGGATCATACCATCACGGACTTCGTTGTTCATTCTAAGTCCCAAGGATTGCTTATTACAGCATCACTTAAACTTGCAAATTCACGATCAATCCATGTGTCCCAATGGTTGCTGTTGTTGACACGAAACTTTTGCATCATGGCACGAAGTTTACGACCTTGTGGTGTCATTGTGCCATCATCACGAACAATAACTTGCTCACCTGTGCGTGGGTCAACCCATTTGATAATCTCTGGACGCTCACGACCATACTTGTCTAGTTTAACACCATGTGGGCGTTGATCAACTGGACCTACAATTTCGTAACTGATTTGACCTGTCTTATACTTGCGGAAGTATACTGACACTTTCTTGTCTTGCATACGACTTTCAAAGTCAGGGTGTGGAATTGAGTTGCTGACAAAGATGTTTTGCATTTCACTATGGTCAGGCAAACTCTTGTCTTTGGCTGGAACTGGTTTCAAGTCCTCAACTGGGATAAGTTCAGTGCGGTCAATGTAAGGATTGTCACCACCAACAAACTTGGCTTCTACTTCTTGTCCATTTAGAACATCCATAGCAACTTGATACTTTAGTTTATTGGCACGGCCTTTTAAGTTTAAGACAATCCCCGTCTCATCAAATACAAATCTCTCAAGTTCTTTGGCCGTGGGAAAGTCAGTCATTAGACCGTCCATGTCAAAGTCGCCTGCGTTTGTGGCAACAGGAGCGGCAGGTTTAACTACCCAATCAGTTTTAGATTTTTTTGTTTTAGTTTCTTTTGCTGGCTCAGCGGGAGCAGCCTTTGTGTCGTCCCAAGGATTCTCAGGAGGTGTTGTAGTCGTCATTTCATTTTCCTTTTCTATGCGATACATGGGGGAGTCTGTCCCCCATGTTTATTTAGTTACAATAATGTTTGATTTGCGTCAAATGTCTGATTTGGTTGATCCATAGTAGTATTAAAGAAACCAGGACCAGGATTAAATGGCACATTGTAGCCTGGATCTATAATACCAGGACCTGGCATACCACCTTTACCACCGCCACCACCTTTACCACGCATTGGAGGAGTTGGACCACCTGGTTGTGGAGCAGGCATACCTGGTTGTAATGGACCTTGACCTGGATTGACTTGTCTTGGATTACCATAGCGTCTTGGGTCACCTGCTGGTGCTCGCTGACGAGTATATGGACCAGTCATATCACCTGGTTGTGGCCTTGCGCCTGCTGGAGGAATCATACCACCACCTGGCATAAAGCGATTACCACCAGGTTGATATAAATCACCTTGTTGTGGAGGCATACCAGGGATAGGAGCAGGACCGCCTATGGCTCTTGGAGGACCACCAAAGTTAAATTGGGCGCCCATACCTCCACCAACTGGATTACCATTGTAGTCCATACCACCACCGCCAGAAGCGCGAGTGTCAGGACGATATTGAGATGTTGCACCCATGATGTTTACTTCTTATACTTAGATGGCAAACGGCTTCCGTCAGCAGTAGCGTTCTTCTTAGGACCTGTATTAGTGTTACCACTGATACCTTCTAATGCTGGATTGACTTTAGCGGCTGTGCCACGACCACGCATCTCTAGTGCGTCAGTGACCATTTTGGCCAAGGTTGCTTTTTCACTTGAACTTGCGCTCTTCTCACTTTGAAACGCATCGCGTTTACTTGTTGTGCCTAAGTTGCCTGTGGTAGGACCACGCTTTTGATTGATAGGCTTGCTTTGTGGATTTGTTGACATGTTGTTTTCCTTATACTAAATTAACTGGAGTAACATATACTGCTGTTGAACTTGCGGCAATTGCGGCAAAAAAGATTTCAACTGGAGCCTGTCCACCTGTGTTTACTTTGATATATTCTGTAGTGCCTGGAGCAATACATGTGCTACCTGTGTTGGTTGCTGTTACTGGGATAACTGCTGTAGGAGCAGTTGTGCCTGTTTCAAAAAACACAGGCACAGTGGCACTTGTGTTTACTACTTTTAAGAAGTTTGGACCATTAGAACCATCTTGTCCTTGGTTGGCACCTGCTGGAGCAATACTGCTACCACTTGATGAGGCTGTTGCTGTTAGGGCTACTGTTGGGCCTGCTACAATGTATGCGTTCATTATCGTTGATTCCCTTTAGTTGGACCACGACCTACATTGATCTTGTCTGCGTTGCCTTTGTAGTTTTGTGTGGCACTTGGATCAAATGCTCTTGTAGCACCATCGCTTACTGCTTGACGCTTTTGTGGATTGCTACTACCTCTGACCATTTCCATATCACATGAAGGCATCTTTGTGCCACCACCTGTAGGACCGCGACCTTTGTTGATCATGGCATTTGGATTGGTTGTCTGGTGTTGATTGCCACTGTATTTTGATGTGCCTTTATCAAACCCTGAGTTTGATGTGCCTGTGGCCGCATTGTAACCAGAAACGGCTCTTTGGCTGCTTGCTTCGTTCATTTTAAGTTTCCTTTTAACATAAAGTTATTTAGCGTCTGGACTAACGCCCACAAGTTTGGCCATGGCTTCTGCAAAGGCCGCTTGTTTTGCTTCAATAGCATCCTTGCTATCTGTAATCTCTGCTTCAATAATAGTTGTAGCAGTCTTATCTAGAATCATCTTTTCGTAAACAACACGATTGCGTGTATCACCTGAATTGATTGTATCAATATAACCTTCCATCAGCGCAACAACAAAGGGCTTGCCCAACATGTTCTCTGCTGTGTCAAGAATCTCTTTGGCTGTTAGCCTATTACTTGTGCCTTTTGGACGGCCAGCACCTGCTCTGGCACCTCCGTGCTTCTTTTCATTACTAATATTTTCTGTGTTTTCCATAGTGTTATTTAGCATCATTAAGTCAACAGGCTTAAATAGCTTACTTGAAAGGATTTGAAATGAACTATACATGGATGCCCGCAACGGGCGCAGATGTTCAAGACATCGTAAACATGGCAGAAGCCAACTTCCAGTCAGAGATTGATAATATCTTTACACCTGAGCCTATAGCATACGCAAGGAATGTTATGCTGAGTGTTGTAAGCCAATTTTATCTACCCACTACTGAATTACTTTATATTGCTAGAGAGAATGAAACTGGCAAACTCTTGTGCTACACATGGGCCAAGAGCAGAGACTATGCAGCCTGGAGTGATGACCAAATGGTTGCCATTAGAATGGTTCATCTTGATTTGGATCTAAGTCCTAGACTGCGTGTCAAATTGATTGTTGAAATGATGGATATGTGGGAACAGTTTGCTAGAGCGGCTGGAGCACCAATCATATGCAGTAACACAATGCGACATGACCAAAGCGCATTTCTTAAACTGCATAAACGCATGGGATACGATGTGCGTGGATCCTATGCTTATAAAAGGTTGAGTGCTTAACAAACTGGCCTGCCTATTCCTTGATGCCCCAGTTAGAAAGACACAAAATCTGCTGGGTTCTTGATAGCACTCTTGGTGTCTTAACTTTATTCTAGAGTTGACCTATACATCCAAATGTGCTTTTCTAAAGCAAGCACACGATCCTGTGCGTAGTTGGCAATTTGGTCTTCGCCTTCTTCAGTGGCAATAGTGATAAGTTCTCTATGTTCTTTGGCAAGGTATTCTAAGTCTTCCATACCTGCTTCAATAAGTTCATCTGCTGTGCCTTCAATGGCATCTGTTGAAATGTTTGCGTCATCTAGCACTTCTTGTATATCACAAGGCATGTATTCTTGTAAAGTGCGTAAGAGTTCACCTAGTGTATCAATTTGGCTCTGTAGGTCTTCATAAGTCTTTTGTAGCAACTTGTGATCGCTGGCAAAGTTGCGGCCCACAATGTTTACATGTGCCGCATGGCTACGGAAATAAGCGACAAAGTTGTCTTTAAAGATTTGGGTTAGTGCTTCTGTTGTTGTCATAGTGTTATTTACCCTTTTTTGGTTTTGGTTCTTTTGGATCTACTCGTGCTATTTCTTTACCACCAGACATATTGTCGCCTTCAACAAGTTTGTATCCTTTGGTTCCTAAATGATGGTTTGGTTCAATTTGTTGTATCCTATAAGTTGGAGTAGTTGCGGTAGCAGGCCTAATCCATTCTTCCCCTACTATATTATTATAACCAATTCCATATTCTTTTTTAATATTGAATACATCTCTTCCGCCTAACTGTTCTAATATGCCGTTAAACTTTTTATCTGTAATTTCAGGTTTAAAACTACTTCCTTTTCTTTCTGTAATTATTGGTCCAATTTTTTCATAATCGTGGGCACCACCTTCTTCAGCAAATTGTTTAGCACGATTAGATAATGCTGGCATATTTGTAGGACGATAATGTATAGTGTAAGATGGTTCAGATGATCTTATTATATTTGCTTGTGCTTCACTCAATGGCAGAGACTGAGTGCCATATTTCAAATTCTTAAATTGATTTACAGCAAGAGAAGTTGGAGTAGTTAAATCTTTTTCAACATTGACTATTATGCTTTGGGCTACGGTTCTTTTCTTACCAAGGTCATCCCAGTATTGTTCTTCAGTTTGTCCTTTTTTAAGTTTAGGCTCCCCTTCGTTTTTTCCATAATTTTTAATGTAATAGTCTTTCACTTCAGCAGGTGTTAAAACATTATAATCCCAAGAAGTTACTTGATTTGGCCCTGGTTTTACTACTTTAGTTGCTTGTATGCGATTATACATATCTTGAAGTTTAGGATCTAATGCATTAGACAAACCAATTGGACGGCCTGGTTGATATGGATGTTCAATAGCAGATACATTACCAAATATTTGTTCTATTTGTGGTATTACTTTAATTCGTTCTGCGTTATTGGATAATTTAGAATAGTTTTCTAATAATTGTTTTTGTTCTGGTGTAAAGTGAGAATATCTATTAAATGCTTCATCTGGTAAAACACGAGACATCTTTTCTGCCAATGCTGGTTCTGTATTCATTCCAAGTCCTTTTACTGCTGGAGTATTTACAGGAGCAGTTGCCACAGGTGTAGCCGCCGCAGGAACAGGTGCCATTTCAACAGGAGCAATAGGCGTAACAGGTTGTTCAGCCACTGGAGCACGATATCTATCACCCATAACTCGTTGTGCTTTTTGTGCTACAGTTTCTTGTGCGGCTGCTTGTAATGGAGTTGTTGGTGGTGTTATCTTTTCTGCTGCCATTTGTTGAGCAACAGCCGCAGGACTTACTGGACGCATTGTGGGTCTTGCTGTTTGTGCCTGGCCTGTATCAATTTGGTAAGGTAAGTTAAAACTTTCACCTTCAATGTTGACACGACGACCTGGACCACCCATTGGAATAACTGTAGGAGTTGGTTCAGGACTATAACCCAATTGTGGCTGAGCAGGTGGCATTGGTGCTGGTGGCATTGGAATTGATCCTGGACTTACTGGACCACTTACTGTGCCACCAGGATATGGTTTACCAGATTTTAGTGCGGCTGCTTCAGCAGTGGTCAATGGAGTAAAGCCATAACGAGATAATTCATTTGCGGCACGAACACCTTGAACACCTTGATAAGCCTTCATACCAAGACGAGCCACTGTGGGCACACCTGCCATGAAGTAATCACCTGCTATTTCAGCACCCAGTTTGTAAGGATTGCGATAATCTTGTCCCAGTTGTTCACCAAACGCACGAAGCCCTTGTCCTTCAAACGGAACAGTTCCGCCTGTTCTGGCTAAAGCCTTTTGTGGCAACTCACTTGTAGGACGAGTTTGTAAATTTGGTGTTTCAACTTCACCTGCTCTCCAACGAGCCAATTCTTCTTGTGGAATGTAAGTTTCACCAATGGGTTGACGAGCACTGGCCTGTTGTCCAGGTCTTGGACGAGCACCAGGTCTTGCAACATCACCGCTAAATCCACCATACACACCTTGACCAACATCAACAGCACCACGAACAGTATTCACTGCTCCACGACCAACTGCTCCTGCCACTTTGGGAACTACTGGTCCAGCGGCAAGCATAACAGAATTTACCATACTGGCAACATCGCCTTCTGGTAAACCAGTATATTCACTTACAGGACGCACTACATTTTGTTGTATGCCTTCGCCAATAACTTTACCTGCACTACGCAAGGGTGCATTTTCATATCCAGGTGTGCCAGTAACGCCAGTTAGTTTCCCAACTTGATCATTCCATAAAAATTTATCTGCCATCTGAGCAGCCTGTTGTTCAGGTTGGCCTACAAACCTACCAACATTATAGGCTGCTTCTCTTACAGCGGCTCCTGGTAATCCTAAAGCTGTATCAGCCAAACTGGCCGCACTACGCCCAAAGGTTTGTAGTGCTGACTCAGCTGGTTGTTGACTCATTAAGATCTTGCGTTTTGCTTCTGCAGGATCTGTAATGTCAATATCGTAATGTTGTCCTTGATATTCGTATATTGGCATGTTATTTCAACTTAATTGGATTTTGTGCAGAGCCTAATGGAGCATTATTTTTAGGAACTGCTGTGGCAGCGCCACCACCACCACTGGCAATTTCACTTTCTGGTTTTGTGCCAAACTTGGGTGCTTGACCCAGTTTAACACGGTTACGATCAATACCACGAGTGATAATGTTGTTGAAATCTTGTGCGGCTGTTTTAAATTCTTTTTCACTTTGACTTGTGCTCATGCGTTGAATAGCTTTGGTTGCAGTTTCGCCTTCAAGGTTACTTAGGGCACCCATACCACGCAAGTTTTCAATTGCTTGTAGAAAACTCTGACCGCCAACTTCTTTGAATCTGGCTTGCCAATCTGAAGCATCAGTGCCTTCAAGGATAGGTTCTTTGGTTAAACCAAAACCATAACTCAAGCCCTTGCGACCAACACTGGTTTCAAAACCAGGATGTGCAACCAACTCATTGATTTTAGTAACCAAGTAATCTGCATTGGCTTCTGCTTTACCTTGGTTAGCACGAATAGTTCCAATGTCTTTACCAGTGATTTCTGCTTCTTCTTTGGCTTTGGTCCTGCCTGCTTCTCTTTCAGACACAATGTCTGCTGGAGACTGTGTCACCACTGGCTTCTGAGCAACTGCTGGTGCGGCTGGTAGTTGTCCAGGAGCAACTGAACCACCTGCTGGCGCTTGAGTAGCACCTGCTGTGCCTGCTGGTAATGGAGTTGGAGGAATTGCGCCACCCTGTGCTACACCTGGTTTGAGTGTGCCTTCAGGCGTAAAGTATTGAGGATTTTGTGTTTTATAATCTTCAGCAAAGCGTGTGCCATTCTCAGCATCAAACTTACCATAGAATTCAAGTGCGGCTTTAGGAGCCAGGAAGCGTGTTTGCTCTTGTAGTTTTTGTCTTTGACTTGCAAGTTGATCTGACAAGGTGCCAGCAACGCTTGTCTTACGCAGACTATTGGCTTGTTCTTCTGTGGCAATTTTACCAGTGCCAACTTGACGATATTGACTACCACCAGGCTTGCGTTCTAATACCCAGTTGCCAGAAATTTTACCAGTAGGATCCATATAAGTTCCTGCTTCTACTTCAGTTCCTTTTTGTGCTGTGGCACCTGCGGCAACTTTGATTAGTTCATCTTGTGTTAGGTCTTTTTGTGTGTCAGCACTATAACCGCTAAGTGGTTTGCCACTTTCGCCTATTTTGATTAGGTATGCTTTATTATCAGCACCCATAACTGCTACTTCTCTACCAAAGCCTAATTTGTCAGACTCTTCTGCGGCATGGCCATCCATACGCAACATTTTATACATCCACAGTTTGACAGCAGAACCTTCTTCAGTTTTCTTGCGTAATACTTTAGCGGATTCAGTTGGAGTCATGCGAGACGCTTGCTCTTGGGCATTGGCCATTATGCGTTCTTGCTGAACCAAATCTGCCGCACGATTTCTAGCACGCTCTTTAATATAAGTTGGAACATTAGGATCATCACTAACACCCAACTTCATCAGTTCCATTGGATTGTCTTGAACTTTCTGATATGCGTCAATGGCACCTGCACTACTTGCTACAGGTTGTCGTGCGCCTAAACTATAGTCAACTGCTCCTCTACCTGGATCCATGTTTCCTGTTGCTTGTCTGCGTTCATAATCAGCAACTTGGTTATTGATTACGCTATCATCTGGAGCAACAGGAGCAACACCTTCAAAGGCTGCGTTGCCTGGTCTGTTGCGATCATATGTTGGTTGTCCGCCTTCATAGGCAGCGTTGCCTGGTCTGTTGCGATCATATGCTTCAAATCCACTGCTGCCTACATTGGCAGGTGGTTGTTGTAATGTGCCAGCCTGAGCACTTGGAATAACTGCTTCAACAACATTGCCAACACCACGCATTACTTTATCTAAGTAGCCTTGTGTTTCTTGTGGTGCTTGTGCCACATTAAATTGGCCTTGATTGCGACCCATGTTGCGTTCAACAGCACCAGGACCTGCGTTATAAGCCGCAACACCTGCTGATTCACCAAAGCGATTACGCATGGCTGTTGAATAGTTCTGTCCAAACTCTTGATTAAGTGCTTGGTTAGCCAATAGTTGTTTTGCTGTTGCTTCACTACGATCAGGCACTTCAATACCACGCTGTTGTGCTAGAGTAAAGATATCTGGAACACCATAGCCTGGTTGCATTGCTGTAGCAGGCATAATCTGAGCAATACCTAAAGCACCCTTAGGACTGGTCATTATTTGACCTTGACGATCATTTTGTCTGTTGCCTGATTCTGCTCTTAATTGATTCTGAAATATGTCATCTGGAGCAACAGCAACTACAGGAGCACGAGACTGCTGACGCTGTTGGCCTTGTGGCGCTACTGGACTAATATTAGGACGGCCAGGTGCGTTGGCTGTGGCAGGAACTTCTGCTACATTGGTAATAGTTTTGCTACCATTAGCATAGGTAGTTACTTCTTGTTTGTGAACTGCTAGGTTGTCACGCTCTTTGGCAAGTCGTTCGTTCTCTTTACGAGCAAGTTCTTCTTCCTTACGCTTGCGTTCTTCTTCTTCACGCTGAGCAATGGCTTCTGCGGCTTGGTCAACATAACCAGTCACATTTCCCATTGGGTCGTATCCGTAATCTTCGTATGCCATATATTAGATTCCTTTATTTAATTGGGGCATACATATCGCTCCACTTAGCACCAATATTATAACCAGACTGGTTAGTTGTTTGTCCAACTGGTCCATAGTTGTTATAACTTGACGCTGGTGTTCCAAATGCCAGTGTGCCATATCTGTTAAACAAGTCTTGCGGAGCGCCAGCGGCATTCAATCTTGAAGCATAAGCACTCATAGCATTGTTTAATCCAGACTGTCCAATACCTGCTAATTGACTTGCGGCAGCGGCTCGTTGTTGAGCAATCTGATTACTAACACCTGCGGCTGTTTGTGCTTGTAGGGCTTGGTTAGCACCTGCGGCTTGACGACCTGCTAAGGCTTGTCTTGCGCTACCTAATCCACCAGCACCACCAAACTGCGCTTGTTGTTGAGCAATGTTCTGTTGATACTGTCCTTGTGCTGGAGCCAGTGCGGCTTGGATTTGATTTGCTTCGTAATTCTTACCAAACAAGTTCTCTAAGCCACTGACACCAGTGCGTAGGGCTGACTCACCTGTTTCACCAAGTGTCATACCTGCTTGGCCAGCTGTGCGTCCCAAGTCTTGAGCGGCTCGTTCATAGCCTGGCGCCATTCTATTGTATAATTCAGTGCCACGACCTAGGACATCCTGGTATGTGGGCTGAACTGTTTTAGTAAAGAAGTCTGTTTGCGCTTTAATATATTGCTTTTGTTCATCACTTAGATTAGGGATTGTAGTTGAACTGCCCCCACTTTTTCCAAAACTCATATTCGTTTTCCTTTAATGTAATATTTAGTCATTTAGAATCTGCGTTTAGGAGCAACAGGTCCTGTAACTGGATATGAAAACTGATCATAAGGGTTGAAGCCATTGCCTCCACCATAATATTGTAGAATCTCTTCTGCTGTTGGAGCACGAGCGGCTTCTTGTATGCCCCAACCTTGTGTGCCAGCACCAGGAATGTTTTGGTCTAATGCTGGATTGTAAGTTGAACCATACTGTGTAGGATGTGTGCCCCAGTAGAACTTGCTTTGTGCAGGGTCTGTTGTTTGATAGTAAGCACTAATTGGAATATCACCAGCGTTCATTACATTGGTAGTGCGTAATCCTTGTGATGGTCTTGGAACTACTGGGCCAGTAACTGGGGGTGGGGTTGTGCCACCTGTATCACTACCACCTGAGTCTGTGCCACCACCTGTATCATTAGGGCCACCAGCATCTCCACCACCTGTATCAGTTCCACCACCTGTATCAGTGCCTCCAGTATCTGCTCCTGTATCACCTGAGTCAGCATTGCCTGTGTCTGCACCGCCTGTGTCATCTCCAGAACCAGTATCACTGCTACCTGAGTCAGCACTACCAACATCACCAACACCTACACCACCAGTATCACTACCAGTATCTGCTCCTGTATCACCTGAGTCAGCATTACCAGTATCAGCACCACCTGTGTCATCTCCAGAACCAGTATCACTGCTACCTGAGTCAGCACTACCAACATCACCAACACCTACACCACCAGTATCACTACCTGTGTCAGCGCCTGTGTCTCCAGAATCTGCACCACCTGTGTCAGCGCCGCCAGTATCAGTTCCTGAGCCTGTATCACTACTACCTGAGTCTGCACCACCTGAGTCTGCACCACCTGAGTCTGCACCACCCCCGTCAGCACCGCCATCTCCACCATCACCGCCATCACCACCATCACCTCCACCATCACCTCCACCATCACCGCCACCATCACCGCCACCATCGTCATACTCTGGTAAGCCTGTGTGAGGGTTGATAGCACCAGATCCGCCATGCTGTTTTAGCATACGGGCTTCATCTGGATTAATGTGGGCTAGAATGGTGTCGTCTCCACGGCCTCGTTCGCGTAGCATTTCTGCTATACGATCTAGATCTTCATCAGATAACTGACTAAAGTCTATATTGTTGTTTTTCTTTGTCATGGGTGGTGTCCTATTATACGGTTATTTAGCGCCCGTTATCATTTAATGGATGGGGCCAAAGTCTGGTTCAGTCTTGAACTTCTTAACATACGCATTCCAACTCATTGCAAAGTCATCTAGAGTAAACAGACTAATCAATTCTTTTTGTTGGATATAATTTTCTGGATGTGTTGCTATTGTTTTATTCATTAACGCAACATACTGATCAGCAATGGGCAATCCAAATGCTTCTAATACTCTAACACCATTCTTTAGGGTGTTTTGACTACCAGCAACATCATCTACTAGCAATACTGGTTTGCCATTAGGGCGACCTTCACAGAAGTTTAGTAGTCCATATACCTTACGGTTCTTCTTGATTGAGATCATTGTTGTGCCCAACACAGTGGCCATAGCAAGGCCCAACACTACACCTGCGTCTTCGCAAGCACAGATCTGCACATCCTTATTGGGCAGTTTCTCTACTAACAATTCAGCCGCTGTGAATACAAACTTGGGATCAAACATACAACGGCGCAAGTAAACTTGCCATGTGTAATATGTGTTGGGTGCTTTACCAGGGATTGGACGATGTCCTGGGGCTACTCTATAAACAGCCGTATGCTCTATCATATCATGTAGATAAGCCATTTTGGTTTCTCTTGAGGCCAGGGGCATTTGTGTATTAATCATTTCATTTCCTTTATTGTTTGACAACCTGAACGCTCATGCTACGGTTGAAAAACTTGCTTTGAGGAAAGACCACATCACCAGAAATGATGTCAATCTCTACTTCAAGTATATACCAATAGTAGCCCAGGCCTGGTGTATCAATAATACTTGTGAATATGGTTTCTAAAGGTGGCGCTGTCTTATAATAACTGGTGCTGTCTGGAGCAGGTGGTATAGTTCCTGAGCCTGCTGGCACTTTTAAGAAGTAGTTCTTAACTGCCACAGTTGAACTGTCACCAAACACAAAGTCAGGATTGATAGGATCATTGTTGTTAAAGGCTGTGCGTCTTGTTATTGTTACTGAGTATTCAAACTCACTTGCTGTGGTGCAGGTATAACTCAACAAGTTGTTTAACTGTCCACTAATGAACACTCTATCTGTGGCACCATTTACTGTTACTTTGGCTTGACAGTCTGTTGACACTAACGCACCTCTGTAGAACGCATCATAGAATATAGTTCCGCCACCTGCCGCTGGGTATGTCAGACCATCTCCATTAAATCGTGCTATAACATATTCAGTTGTGCATTCAACTACACCAGTTGGACTATTACGACCATTGTAGTTGCCATTCACGCCAGCAATAATAATAGGATTACCAATGGCAAATGGTGGTGTGGCTTGTGTTTCAGCAAATGTATACTTGGCTGTTCTACTATCAATGTATTGACTTAGGGCCAGGGCAATAGGCGCAACATAAGTTTTGGTTGCTGAACTATCATTTGTAAAGGGTGTCCTAAAGTTGCCTGTTAGATACGCTGGTGTGTTGGCAGGAATCTGAGCAGGCAAGTCATACTTGGCCAGAGTGGCTTCATCATAATACTCAATGGTGGGATTGGTAAAGCCAGCAAAGTTTTGCCCTAGGCCACTGGGACCTGAAAGCAAGTTATTGACAGCATCAATGATGCCATCCTGGTCTTTTGATTCAACTGGATACTTGGCCATTATCTGTCATCCTCTGTTTGTGTATACTGCCATGTGGTGCTGTTACAGATCCAAATGTTTTCAGTGCTACTATTACTAATCTCTAGACTGTTGACACGATGTGCGTTCTGTGTAATCTGAACCCAAGGATAATCAGTATTGGTAGCCATGGTAATTGCTGTTGTTTCTAATGGTGCTTGCCCTACTGAGTTAGCACCTTCTACTTTGATGCTGACACTACCAACCAAGTAATCTTCTTGCACTGGGTTAACTGGCAAGCCAGAGTATGCCAAGTTGTTGACTTCTGGTAGGATACGATGAACCAACAACTTACCTGAGTAGTTGTCCAGGATCTTGATGTTGTCTCGTCTGAAGTTACTTTGAACAGGATACTCTCTTGTTTGTGGGCCTAAGAAGTTATAACCTTCATCCTTGGTCACCAAGTTTCTATCTGTTATACCACGAGCATACACCACTGTTCTGCGTCCATCATTGTAGGTCCATTCATTGGCTCCTATGCCTGCTACAGTTAAAGTTAAGATTCTACCATTAAAGTTAGTTGCAGTGACAGTTACAACTGCGTCATTGGCAGGAGTGTTGCCACCCAATGCTGTGCCTAATATCTTAATGGTATCTCCCACTGCATAACCTGATCCACGCACATTGGGTGTAACGCCACCTGTATAGCCACTAGCATAGCGTAGTATGTTAAAGTGAGCACCAGTGCCAGTGCCTGTTAAGGTTGTGCCTGGCACATTGAAATACCATTGCTGGCTTGTCCATACAGGACTTTCAGTAGCAAAGGTTGCGGCTTGAACTTCACGAGGTGCGTTAAAGCAGTCTAGGTCATGTCTGTAAGCCAACATCATGTTTGGCACGCCATCACTTTCAAAGTCAAAGTCTACACCTAATACACTACCTGCTGTGGTTGTTACACCTGCGCCAGTTGGTGTCTCACTTAGTTGAAAGTATGTTACTCCATCTAGTGTGTAGTTGTCAACAACATAGTAAGTTGTTGGGCCACCAGTATAACCTGAGATACTGCCTGTGCCTGACTCAGTGCCACTTAGGATTACACTTAGTCCATTATGCATTGGACCAGTATCATAACCATACTCTAAGGCACAACTGAATGTGCCTGCTGTATCTACAATGGCTATGCCACTGATTACAGGAACCTTTGTGGGATAGTAAATCTCAATCTGATTTTTCTGTGTGTTGGACTGCATGAACACACGCTCAGTGTAAGCAGGATCTAGTTGATCATAGAACCAGTTCTTAACACGCTGGTTGCCAAGGCTCTTAAAGTCTTGTCCATCAAATACCCAGATATCTCTAGCATCTAAACCATACACCATCTTGTCTGTGTTGGCCCAGCAGTTGCTTGTAAGCATACCACGACCTTGGTTGTGTAGTCTAACACCCAGAATAGGAGCTGAAGTGGTTGAATAGTTTAGCGGACTGAACACTACAGTATCCCAGTATGAACTTAGGAAGAACTGTCCATTACAAGGGAAACCATCAATCACTGTGCCACGCAAGGGAACTTCAAGTTGGTTGGCCACATTAAGAACAGTTGGCTCCCATGTGTCAGGTGCTTCACTAAGACCAAACGCCTGACTCCATTGAACTGTTACTGGATACTCAACAATGCTGCCATCTAGTTCTGTTACTGTGAGACCACCTGCTACCAAGATACAGCCCACATTGGGAGTATTGTATAAGCGCATGAACTGAGCGTGATAACCTATCCAGTTGGGATTATAGTTCCAGGCATACAAGGGAGCAACTGAGCCACCGCCTGGATAGGCTGCACCAGGCACGCTTGAGTATGTTATGGTATCTACAGTAGAACTTACAACTGTAAATGTTCCGTTGTAGTAATTGGAGACACCTGAGATAACAATCTTATCACCAGTGGCATAAGGTGCTACTGCGTATGGTGTCTTCAGAGTAATCATTTGTGTGGTGGCATCTACATATTCAATGTCACTGATGTCACCAGGAACTGTATTGCTATACATGATCATGATGGGATGTGGATCACTGACACTACCAGGTGTTGTTTGTGGTCCTGCTGTAGTGCCAGCATAACTTACACTTGATTGCGTAACGCCTGTCACTATCTTAGTGCCACGGAAGCCAGTGGGCACAATGTTCTCAACTAGAATCTCTTGTCCAATAGCAAATGGGCTATACACAAATGTCTTTCCATCTAGTGTGCCTGCATCAGTTGTTATAGGAGCGCCAGCAAGTGTAGCACTCAGCGTAAATTGGTTATTGGCATTGGTGCTGACAATGAAGTATGTGCCGTTAGCAACTAAAGGAGGTTGAACACGCACACCAACAGCAGTGGTAACCAGGCCACCAGATGTTTCAATAGCATCGCCAATGGCATCAACTAGAGTAAAGTATGTGGCACCATTTGTCTCACCAATGTAATAGGTTGTAGGATCAGAGTAGCCAGTTATTGAGGGGGCCAGGATAGTATATGTTAAACCAGTTGGTGTTCCACCTGTTGTGTCAATGGCATTACCTTCAGCATCCACAAGTTTAAATGTTGTTAGACCGTTTGTGCTTTTAATAACATAAGTTGTTGGATTGGTATAACCCACAATGGCAGGCTTTAGAACTTTGACTGTGGCACCTACACCCAAACCACCTGTTGTCACAATAGGCTCTAATGTGTCTTTGTTTACCAGAGTGAATTCAGTTGATCCATTAGTGGCACTTATTAGATAACTTGTGGGACTAGTATAGCCTTGAATGTTTGGTGCCAGTAGCGTAAAGGTTAGACCAGCCAAGGTGCCACCTGTTGTCACTATAGGACTCCCATCCATATTGGTCAAGGTGAATGTTGTTGTGCCGTTAGTGGTCTTGATCAGATAGTCTTTGGGATTACTATAACCCACAATGGCAGGTGCGCTGACATTATAACTTAGACCAGTTGGAGTGCCTGGCACACTGGCTATGGCTGCTCCTGCTGTTGTGGTCAGCGTGAATGTTGTTGAGCCATTGGTAGCACTGATCAAGTATGTTGTTGGATTGGTGTAACCTACTACACCTGGAGGAGTAATAGCAAAGCCCAAGTCAGTTGGTGTGCCAATGTTGGTTACAAGTGCTGTGCCTTCTGCTGTGGTCAGAGTAAAGGTAGTTGTTCCATTGGTTGCGCTTATGGTATAAACTGTGGGATTGCTATAACCAAAGATTGTTGTTTCATTTACATTTAAGGTTAAGCCTGCTGTAGTGCCAGCTGAGGTCACAATGGCATTACCACTTGTGTCTGTCAGCGTAAAGGTTGTTGAACCATTTGTGGCTGAAATACTGTAGGTAGTTGGGTTTGTATAACCTGTAATAGTTCCTGTGCCAGTGCGAGCGCCTGAGATGGTAATGGTCTGTCCAACCTTTAAAGTTGATGTTGAAGCCGTGCAACTGAACTGTCCACCAGCACCAGTTATGGCAACACCACTAAGTGTAAAGCCTGTGTCCGCACCTGTGACTGCAATGCTCTGACCAATTGCTAGAGTTGTTGCTGTGCAACTAAACTGTCCTGCTGTGCCAGTTGCCGCAACACCAGCCAGTGTAGAACCTGTTGAAGTATTGGTTCCACTTATGACTACACTTTGGCCTTTAACAAGTGTAGCGGCTGTGCAACTGAACTGTCCAGTTGTGCCTGTGATCTTTACTGCGCTGAGACTCTGTGGAGTCAGAGTGGTATCACCAGATACTCTAATGGTCTGTCCTGTCAACAGCGTTGTTGAGCCACATGAGAACTGTCCAGCAATGCCTGTGGCTGCCACAGTGGTAAGTGCTACTGCTGGTGTTGAAGCGGCACCTGTTATCTCTACTGTTTGTCCAGTTTGGTATGTGCTTGCCGCACTTGAGAACTTGCCTGTGTTATCTAATATCCTAACTGAACTCAGAGTGGTATCAGTATTTGATATGGCACCTGATATGGTTAAACTTTGTCCTGCTCTAATGGTTGAAGTTGAACAACTAAAGTCCCCAGTGGCACTTTGGATCTGAACACCACTTAAGACTGTTGTGGCAGTTGGGAAGGTGCCGCTGATGATAACACTCTGACCTTGTGTTAAAGGATACTGGCGCTGTCCTGTTATGGCTGTTCCAACAGCAATGGTCTGAGTCTTGCTCACTGTCCATACGCTGGCACCAGTTGAACTACCAGAAACATAAGCACTGATGTATGTGTCAGCAAGTATCTTTGTTCCTGTTGAGTCTGTGCCACTTAATAACATACCATTGTAGATAACGCCAGGACTTGTGACTGAGGTAACTGTTAAGGTTGTGCCTGAGATGCTACCAACAAAGTCTGCTGGCAACATCATATTTGTAAATCTAAACTCACCTGTGTTGTTGGCTATGCTTACTTCATTTGCTCTGCTGGCATGCGTATTGGTGTTGGTTCCCCCTATGGTAATCTTCTGACCTGTCTTTAAGGTCTCACCTGATGTGTATACAAATGTGCCTGTGCCACCTGTATCAGTTCTAATGATGCTGACACCAGACACTTCATCTGCTTGTGGGGCAAAGGTCAGTGTGCTTGTGCCTGCGGCTGAACTTGCTGTTAGTGTTTCAAAACTCTGACCAGTGAACTCAGGCCAGAACATTGGAGGGTTGGATTCATCATTGTAGAAAGGAACAGTTCCATTCCAGGCTTCTGTAATGTTAGTGCCTTGAGTATAGGTGGCAAATGGACCTTCTGCTGGCGTAATGTCTTGCCAGTCTCCATCACCATTTGATGCTAACCATTCACCTTCTGTGGTGGCCACAACAAAGTAGAAATCATTTTGTCTACCTGCTTGAGGCTTACGATATCCTGCACTCACAAAGGTTGGTGTGCCAGGAACAATGGGCAGTATAATCTCATCACCTGCTACTGAGCGTATGCCACGGATGTCTGTCTCCACATTGAGGCCACTGTTGTATTCATTTGGTCCTAATGCGCTGGATGGCACATCAGGACTGAAGGTCATCTTTTGAAAAGGTATCTTGGCCTCTTCATATGCTTTTTTGGTTTGTGCCATTGGCTATGGTCCTTTAGTTATTGAACTATTTAGTGCCAAAGGTAAAGCCCATGATGCTTCACAGCATGAGGGCTTTGGTTTCATCTTAGGCTGTTATTCTGCATGCCTACTGTTACTTATGGTGCCGCTAGACGCAGTTGAATCCTTTTCAAGCCTAATACTATTGTAGATCTAATACTATAGTAAAGTTTCACTCAAACAACTCCTTGGCTGGGTCTCTAGTGGCCGCATACCAAGCCTCTATACGCTTACTGGCTATAGTCACATAAGCAGGGTCTAACTCGCAACCAATGTAAGGGTGCCCTAACTCTACAGCCGCACAGCCAGTTGATCCTGAACCGTTGAATGGATCAAGGACCGTGCCACCTGGTGGTGTGACAAGTTTGATTAGATACTTCATCAGTTCAATGGGCTTGACTGTGGGGTGATTATTAGTGCCTTCTGGTTGATTTTTTTCAATCTCACTAAAGTTTTTTCCTTCTTTTCGTTCCCCTTCTTTACCACTCATATATACATCAATTCTACTTGTGCCAGCAAATAATGGTCCTGGATCAATCATTCCAATATGTCGCTCTTTGCGGCTGACTTTGGGGCAGTAGAAATACTTTTGGTAGTCTGGGATTTCACCTAAGACATTGCTTGGGAAGCGGCCAGCATCGTTAGCAACTGGCACTTGTTCTGGTTTTAGAACAGTTGTCATTGAATCACTCATTTCAGTTGTGTCAGCATATACT